TTTATCTGAAGGAAATAATCAAGTTGCTAAATTAATGCCAAACTCAATCAATATTAATTCTAAAAAAATTAGAGTGGGTATTGGAACATCATTATCAGATACGACTCTCACTTTAGGTAATACAATTAATCAGTTAGCAGTCAGTGACGGTACAACTGACTTTAGTGCATCATCAAATGCCTCTGGTAATTTTGTTGGTAGTGCTGGTATTGGAACAGGAAGTATGGGTGTTGTTAATGCTGGTTTAGGATATACTCCTGCGTCTGGAACTAAACTATTTGTTGGTGTTGCTCTTACTAATATAACTGCTGGTGGAGACTTTATGACTGCAGATGTGGTAGTAACTGATGGTGGAATTTCATCAGCAAGAATTATATCTTCTGGTAGTGGATTCCAACAAGGTGATGTTTTAGGTATAGGAACAATTGGAACTGCTGCAGCTGGTAGAAATGCAAGACTATCTGTTGTATCAATTGGTAGAACAGATGAATTAGTATTAGATAATGTTCAGGGTGATTTTGCCTTAAATGGATTATTAACATACACTCATCCTATCACTGGTGTAACAACCACATTGAATACACATACTTTTGGAGGTCTTGGAAGTTGCAGAGCACAAAAAATTACATCTGTGAGTGATGGATTACATTTCACAGTTGATCATAGAAATCATGGTATGCATCATGAGCAAAATAGAGTAACACTTACAGAAATTGAAAGTGATGTTGTTCCAACTAAATTATCATTACCTTATGGTTCAAGTTCAACCTCAACTATATCTGTTGTTAGCACTGACGACTTTACCACTTTTGAAAACGTTTCTGTTGGAGCAACTAACCCAGGCTTGTTAAAAATTGGAGATGAGGTGATAAAATATACAGGTGCTTCTGGTGGATCAATTACTGGTATAACCAGAGGAAGTAATAAACAATCATACATTAAAGGATCTCCTGTTCGCAAATATGAACTAGGTGGGGTATCTCTGTCAAGAATTAATAAAACTCACTTATTAAGTAACGTGACTGATTTAGATCCAAATCCAATTACTTTTGATAGTTACACAATTAAAATCGATGCTGGTGGTGATATATCAGGTGAAAATGAATTGTATTCTATCAATAGAAAATCTGATGGAAGTGCAGCGAGTAATCCTAAATTATACTTTAATGACACTAAATCTGCTGGTGGGTATAATGCTCATGCAACACAAAATATTCCTTTCCAGATTATTTCACCAAATATCGCGAACATAGCTGTTCCTGGTACTACAGTATCTGCTGCTATGAAAACAATATCTGCAGCAAGTTTAGGTAATGGATTAGGTCAAGGAACTGATGTTCCTTTCTTAGACAAGGGAAGTGAAAGTGTAACTTTAAATAAATCAAATTATTTAAATTCTACTAGAATGATTGCATCTAGAATTAATGAAACTAATAACACAGTAACTCAAAATTCACCTGGTAGCAGATCATTTAATATAACATTAACATTAGAAACAAGTAATCCAAACTTATCTCCTGTTATAGATTTACAGAGAATGAATGCAATCTTAATTTCTAATAGAGTTGATGCTCCTATTACAAATTATAAACAAGATCCTAGAGTTAATACTCTCTTTGATGATCCCACATCATGTCAATATGTTTCTAGAGAAAATACATTAGCAAACTCTGCATCATCGATTAAGATATTGCTTGATGCACACATTAATGAATATTCTGACATTAGAGCATATTATGCAATTAGTGCTACTCCTAACTTTGATCCAATATTTGAACCATTCCCTGGCTATAAAAATTTAAATGCTCAAGGTCAAGTTATTAATGCTGCTGAGAGTGATGGTTTACCTGATAGATTTATCCCTAAATCTGAAGCTGGAGCAGGATTTAAGAGTAGTGAATTAACATTTAGAGAGTTTGAATTTAACATGGAAGATCTTCCACCATTCAAATTCTATAGAGTTAAATTTGTATTAACATCAACAAACCAAGTATATGTTCCTAGAGTTTCTAATTTAAGGGTTATTACTTTAGCATAATGTCAAACTACATTCCAGTTGAAGGCAATTCAGATTTGGTTAGAGATCCAAACACTGATCAAATAATTAATACTAATGAAAGTGCTTATCAACAATATATTACTCGTCGTCAAAAACGTAGATCTGAAAAAGAAAAAGCATTAACCGTTGAACAAGATCTTGCTAATTTAAAAAGTGAATTAGGTGAGATCAAATCTCTACTAAAGGAGTTAGTAAATGGCAACTAAAAAAATTACTTTTGATCCAGAAGCAGGTGCTGCATATGCAGCTAATTTTACCATGCTTGGTGGTGCTAATTTTGAAGGTAACTTTGAAGTTGTAGGAACATCAAATACTGCGTTTAGTCTTGAAGGATATTCTGGTTCATCTCAGATGACTAAAAGTGTTTCCATAGGATCAACTGCTTTTCCTGCAGCAACCTTTGCTGTTGGTTTTACAAGTGCTCTTGATGGAAAGATTCGTATATCTCTTGGTGGAACACAAACTAAACTTTTAGAAGAAGGTAGGTATGTATATGATGTTATTGTCAGTTCTGGAAATACCTTTTACAGATTAGTTGACGGTAACATTCTTGTTCAACCTGGCATATCGTCAATCTCCGCACTATAAATATGGATAGAGGTATAGTATAAATGGCCCAACCATCCACCCGATCAGAACTAATCACTTATGCTAAAAGGCAGTTAGGTGCACCCGTATTGGAAATCAACGTTGCAGATGAGCAAGTTGAGGATATATTGGATGATGCAATTCAATACTTTCAAGAACGTCATTTTGATGGAGTATACCCAACATTTTTAAAATATAAGATCACTGAAGATGACATAAAAAGAGGAAGATCTAGAGATGGAAACACAGATAATGTAGGTATCACTACGCAAACAGCAACATCAACAATCGATGGTCAGTCAGTTTCATTTAGTTTTAATGAAACATCAAATTATTTACAAGTTCCACCAGATATTCTCGGTATTACAAAGGTCTTTCATTTTGATGGATCTAATAGAATGTCAAGTGGTATGTTTAGTTTAAAATATCAATTATTTTTAAACGACATATATTATTATGGATCAACCGAACTTTTGTCATATGCAATGACAAAAACATATCTTGAGGATATAAACTTTTTATTAACGACACAGAAACAAATTAGATTTAATAAAAGGCAAGATAGATTATATCTTGATATTGATTGGTCTAGTATTACTGATGGAGAGTTTCTTGTGATTGATTGTTACAGAACATTAGATCCTAATGATTATGCTAGAGTTTTTAATGATTCATTCTTAAAAAGATATTTTACCGCACATCTTAAAAAACAGTGGGGTCAAAACTTAATAAAATTCCAAGGAGTTAAATTACCTGGTGGAGTCGAATTAAATGGTAGACAAATCTATGATGATGCAATGAATGATATAGCAATTATTAGAGAGCAAATGTCTAACACTTACGAGATACCACCTCTTGACTTTATAGGTTAATATAATGGCACTAAATCCGTTTTTTCAACAAGGCTCTTCTGGGGAACAAAGTCTCGTTCAGTCTTTGATTAACGAGCAGTTGAAAATGTACGGTGTAGAAATACACTACATGCCAAGAAAATATTTGACTGAGAAATCAATATTAAAAGAAGTAGTTCAATCAAAATTTGATGATGCATATCCAATAGAAGCATATATTGATAACTTTGATGGCTATGATGATATGCCATCCACACTATCAAAGTTTGGTATACAAGCAACTAATGAAGTAACATTAATCATATCAAGAGAGAGATTTGAAACATACATATCTCCTCTAATGAAAAATGAATCTAATGTCAAACTCTCTACAAGACCAAAAGAGGGAGACTTAATTTATTTTCCACTAGGTGATCGTTTGTTTGAAATCAAATATGTAGAACATGAAAAACCATTTTATCAGTTAAGAGAAAACTATGTCTATAAATTAACCTGTGAACTATTCCGTTATGAGGATGAGGTTATTGACACTGGTGTTGATGAAATAGATGATACTCTAGAGGGAGCAGATGGAGAGGAGATTCTTATCGGTTCTGGTGGAACTCAGAAACTAACTCTTGTAGGAACTGCATCTCAAGCAACTGCATCCATAGGTATTGTTAATGGTGGTATTCAACAAATATTCCTATCAAATAGAGGTAAAGGATTTACGTTTGCACCAAGAGTTGCGATATCATCTGCACCAGCAGGAGGATTATCTGGTATTGCTACATCTAAATTATTAGCAGGTGTTGCCATCGAAGGTAATATTAGTGATAGTAAGAAATCTGTTGTTCAGTTTATTGAT